CGTAGTACGCGCCCGGCACCGCCGCATCAAAGCTGCACTCGTACTCGACCAGGAACGCGTCCTCGGTCATCTGCGCCTTCGCGTCGCGCAGCTCCTCCGGGTGAATGATGTTGGTCTTGGACGCGGGCAGTTCTAGCAACAAGTGGCTCTGCGCATTCAGCCTGGCCTCCTCGCGCAAATTCCAGAACATGTTCTTGCCCGCGGGCGTGCCGGCGAAGATGGCCCAGCCGCGTCTGTCTGAGAGGGCTGGGCGCAGGACGGTGTACCAGGCGCTGGGCCGGATCTGCCCGACCTCGTCCAGCACCACCCCGTCGAAGTACATGCCGCGCAGCGCGTCGTAGTTGTCCGCGCCCGCGACGTAGATCGTGCTCTCTCCCCCGTGGCCGTTGCTGATCGTGATCTTCAGCTCCGACTCATTCGGCGGCTTGGCCCACAAGTCCTTCGTCAGATCCTTCAGGTAGCCCCAGGCCACCCGCTTGGCCTGGTCCCGTTGCGGCGCCAGGTACGCAAACTGCGGCTTGGGCAGCGCCGTCTCGAGCGCGCCGATCACCAGGTCCGCACACATGGCCACCGTCTTGCCGGCTCTTCTGTGTGCGACGACGACTGTCCAGCGCTTGGTCCGGTTGTGCAGGGGCAGGAAGACCTGGCGCGGCTGGTAGTCCTGCAGCTTCATGCTTTTTCTAGCCTCTGGATCTCTCTGTTGATGTACCAGGCGGCTTTACGCAGGTCCTCGAGGGGGCTTGCGTGCTTGAGGTCAGCGCGCCAGATGTACTTGATGGCGTTGCCGCAGTTAAAGTTGAAGTGCTCGGTGACCTCGATGCACTCAATGCCGCTGGGGTGCTCGGTGTAGTGCGCGGGGTGGTTGATGGGGTCGGGCATGGTGAGGTTGGCGCAACGGGGTTTTGGGGGGTAGGGAATTTGGGCGGGGGGCCCCAGCTCCAGCGAGGCCCCCACCCCCGGCTCGACGGGGGGATGGGGGGTCAGGCCTGGGCCCATGGCCACGCGGGCCTGGCAGGGCTGCTCGGCAGGCGCAGGCGCCACGATCGCGCCCTAGCCCTGGCCACCCTAGCTACCCTGCCCTTCGCGTGCTCCTGAGGCCTTCTGTGCGACTGCTGCCGCCGCCTCTGCCACCGTCTGCGGTGCTGTGTGCTGATCAACAATCCGGTACTTGTCGGCGGATTGCTCAATCAGATCAACGACTTGCGGCGACTGCTCCACCGTTTGTGCCGTGACTGTGCCAATCTGGCGGCCGCCCAACCAGTTGAGGTTGATGCTGATGCCGCCCTGCACATGCTGCTGGATCTGCAGCGGGATCACTTTGCCGACGATGCCGGCGAAGATCTGCCGGTCGCCAATCGACCCGTTGGCGCGGTCCACCAGCCAGCCGGCCAGGCCCTGCGGGTGGCAGTCCCTCGCAGCCTTCTCGACGGCGTCCTTGAGCGCGACGGTCAGGCGGTTGGGCGTTCCCTTGGCGCGGCCCACTGGCAGGGCCTGCCCGTTGGGCGCCGGCCGCTGCTTTCGGATCTCGCCCGGAATTTTTCCGACTGCCGTCCCCGCCGATTGCTCCTGCGTCATCATGGAGCGATTCTCACACCTTCAACCCCACCTGAATCTGCGCTCGCATGCGACCGCATCCCCATGGCCTCCCGGCCATGTTACATGCGAGCGCACATGCTGTCGCAGAGGGCAGGCCCCCCACTGGGGTGTGGGGGCCATGCCTGCCCCCATTGCGACCGGATGCGACCGCAGTGCGACCGCAATGCGAGCGCATGCGAGCGCAACCCTCACTCACCGCCCTGCCCCCGCCACATCGCAGCCGCGCCCGAGCCCTGTGCCACGCGCAGCCGACCCACCTCAGTGAGCTCCAGCCGCTTGTGCTTCTTGCGGCTCTCGTTCAGGTACTCCACCTCCTCCACCAGCCCGTCGCGCTGCATGTCTGCGAGCAGGCCGAAGAAGTCGGCGCGCAGCAGCTGTGCCGGGAAGCCTTGCTCATCTCTGAGCATCACGAAGGCGTTGTTGGTGGCCTTGACCGACATCGACAGCTTCTGCCCGCGGCTGGCCGCGTCTGACAGCAGTCGCATAACCGCAATGCGGTGCTGTGATCTCACCAACGCACGCGCGGCGGCGTTGCCTGGCACATGCCCGAAGCGCTTGAACACCTTGGCCGCGCCGTCGAACTCCACGCGGATCTCTTCTTGCAGCGGGCCGAGGTTGCACTTCTCATGGCGGATCGTGACCACCTGCTCCTCGCGCACCATGGCCCAGCGTGAGCGCGCTGAGTTGTTCCAGGCTGTCGAGCCACTGAAGGTGCTGTTGGTGTCCTGGCCCGCGCCCATGCGCACTGAGGCCTTGTCAACGTGCGCCAGCAGCAGCACGGCGGCTCGAGTGACGTGAGCGATCAGGTTGAGCGCCCGCATGAAGCCGCGCACCGCTGTCCGGTCGTTCTCGTTGTCCGCGAAGACATCCGACGCGTTGTCGATGACGATGACCTCAGCCTTCAGCCTGACGGCTTGGTCAGCCAGCCACTGCATGCGCTCGGTCGGGTGGCCATCGCGCCAGAGCACGCAGTCCTGCTGCGTCAAGTCATAGACCGTCATGCGGTTGGCCAGGCTGGCCATGGGCACCTGCATGTCTTGGCAGATGTTGGCCACGCGGAAGTGGACGGTGCGCGCCTCATCCTCACCTGACAGCACCAGCACCCGGCTCGGCTTGGTGGCGATGTCCATGAACTGCTGGCCATGCACCAGCGCCACGCCCAGCTGCAGGCTCAGGTTCGACTTGCCCACACCGCCGTTGGCGGCCAACAGCGTGACCGTGCCCTCGGGCAGCCAGCCATCCAGGCGCCAGGCTGGAGGCTCGGGCGTCTGGTGCTCGAGCACGCCCCAGTCCATGGGCTGGATGTCGCTCTTCGTCTCCTGTTGCTCAACAGGCGGCGCTAGGTTCACCGTGATGCTCGGCGGCTTGCGGGTGTCGGGCGCAAACTTCTCCGCTGACCTCACGGCCCGCGGAATCTCAGCCCGCCTGGCCTCCCACCGCCTCACCTCCTCCTCAGGCCCTGTGGGGCGCACCGCGTCCATCAGGCTGTAGAGGTGCTCGACTGCCGCGCCCGCGAACATGCCACCAGCCACCAGGCTCGCCGCCATGCGCGTGAGGCTGTCGTGATAGGCCCGTTCACTGGGTGCGCCTGTCAGGCCCTGCAGAAACTCGCCCGCGTGTGTGCCTGTAGATGTTGATGAAGGTGCGGCTTTCGCAATCGCCAGCGTGGACCTGAGCGCCTCCAGGTCGATGCCTACGGCGTCGCACGCGTCGGCCAGGCTCCAGCGCACCTTGGGCTGCCAAGACTCAAGCTGCACCTGCCAGGTGCCGGCCGCTCGGGGCTTGGTGTTGGAGCCTGTGGGTAGGCGCCCGTAGCGCACCAGGGCGTTGCCCGAGGCGTCGTTCGATCTGCCCCTGGCGGCCAGCGCGGACATCACGCGGTCGATCAGGGCCTGGTTGGCGGTGTCTGGGTCGGCCGGGTCGAGCAGGATGCCGACCTGGAACTTGCCCGGGCTGGTCTGGATCGCGTAACTGCAGCCCTTGACGTCATCCATCTGGACGTCGTCCAGCAGCAGCACGGCCAGCCTGACGAAGGCCTCCTTGCGCCTGACGATCTCGCCGTCATCGGTGCAGCGCAGGATGGCGGTGCAGAAGTAGGTGTTGTCAGCGACGGCCTTGTCGATGAGGCTGGCCTGGGCGGGCAGCCCTCGGTACGGCCGGCCTGACCAGACGTCGGGAGGCGCTTTGCTCGGGTCGGCGCGGAAGGTACATACCCAGCCGTGATACCCCGATATGAGTTCGCCGAGCAGCTCGGCCATGAAGTCTGAGTTGTTCATCGTTGGGGCTCCGACGAACATGTCAAACCTCGACTGCGACAAGCTCCTTGATCTCGATGGTCACGCCCTTGGCGCGCGCCATCTCAAGCAGATCGGGCCAGTGGCGCTGCGGGATCTGGCCGCCTGTGCCGTCAGGCCGCGGCTGGCACCAGCGCGACAGCGTGCTCTTGTCCAGCTTCAGGTGGTGGGCCACGTCGGCCTTGCCACCGAGGCGCTCGATGACGCCGTAGGCGGGGTCCATGGTGTGGATCGTGGGTATTGGCATGTTCGCTCCAGGTTGTGAATTGCGCAATCGCAAGACCAATCCTAACTTGCGTTTGACTCAACGTGGAGGAGATGCCACTATGCAGCTGCTCAGAAATTAGCCGGCAAAAGGCCCCCGAACATGAACACCTTGTGGTTCCGCGAACGGTTACAAGACAAGCACCTGTCTCAGCGAAAGTTGGCCAAGATGCTGGATATTGACCCTGCAGCCGTCTCGTTGATGTTCCGCGGACGTCGCAAGATGACGCCCCATGATGCGCATCAGATCTCCGTGATCCTGGGGGTGCCTCTCAACGAGGTGATGCGCAACGCCGGCATCGAGGTGACCGAGGACATCCACAACTGCCCCATCGCCGCGCACGTCAATGAGCACGGCGCGGTCACGCTGATGCCTCGAGGCACGCACGACCTGGCCAAAG